TTCTGGAGATACAAGACCCTGGACTCCCGATACTGTTGCAGTGAATACTAGGTATCGGTTTAAACTTCGGAAGTATCTTGGAACTGATGGTGAACCTGATACGGCGGACAATAATACAAACGCCTTGACTGATGAGTATAAGTTAAAACCCTTTGTTTATCATAGACTGACTAGTTCTACTTCTTGGTTTATGTTAGCAAAGAATGACGAGGACTTTGATGTTCAGGTATTGACCGCCCAGGAACCTGATTTGCTTGTACAGGATACTACTGACGGTTCGAGAAGCATTTTGGTTACTAGTGAACAGTGGTACGCAAAGGGGTTCGGAGAGCCAAGAGGGGTTTATGTAGGAGACCTGTAACGCAGTGATATTAGACAGGTTAGGATAATGGAGGAATTGGTGGGCAGGTTATTTTCTCGGGAGTATAATTTGCCCGCCATTAACCCTGCCGTATGGATGTCCGAGGCGTCTGATGGGAGACCGATACGGAATTGGGGAACGGAGGTTTAGATGACTACATTTGGGGATATGGTGTTTCAGTTTGGTGGAGCGCCGCTTGGAGACGGGATGCTCCCGTTGTTAGGAAGCAAAGCGTCTGTGTTTTTTGTTGACCCTGCTAATGGAAGTGATAGCCAGGACGGTACAAAGCCTGATTTAGCACTTGATACGGTTACGGCGGCTTATAACAAGACTACTGATAAGTATGGTGATGTTATTTACTTGATGAACGATGGGAATACTACTGGTTCAGCACGGGAAACAGCCAGTATCACTTGGGCAAATGATAATACTCATTTAGTTGGTTTGTGTGCCCCTGTTGGGATTTCACAGAGAGCTAGAATCACACCGCCTTCTGGGAATACTGATTTGGATGCGTTTACTCCGATGATGACTGTTTCTGGGCATGGAAATATTTTTAAGAATTTCCATATAGCCGCATGGGGTTCTGAAGATGGTAAAGCGGCTCGTGGTGTTGATGTAACTGGGAATAGAAATTATTTTGATAATGTGCATATTGTTGGTATTACTCATGCTAATGTTGGGGACGAGGCGGCAGCTTGCGACTTAAAGATAACTGGTTCAGAAAACTTTTTTGATAAGTGCACGATCGGCGTTGATACAGTGGCTAGGTCGGCGGCTAACGCTTCTGTTGATTTTCAGAGTCAGGCTACTAGAAATGTGTTTAGAGGATGTATCTTTCCTATGTTAGCTGATAATGCTGGGGCGTTGTTTATTAAGGCTGATTCAGTAAGCGATTTGGATAGGTTCATCCTTTTCAAGGATTGTATGTTTATTAATGCTGTTGAATCTACTGGTACGTCTTTGACTTCTGCTGTAAGCGTAAATAATTCTGCTGGCGGAATGGTTATTCTACAGGGTTGTATAATAGTTGGTGCAGATGATGTTGCGGCGGCTGACAACGGGAACGTGTTTACTACACCAATACCTGCGGCGGCTACTGGGGCATTAGCTACAACTGTAACACAGTAAAGGAGATTCGGGGCGGTTTAAAAGCCGCCCCATTTACTCTAATGGTTTATATTAAAAACTCTGATACAAAATTTGGTAAGACGTTATCGGAAGTCGAAGAGAATTTACGAAAGAATGGGATGAGTTCTATGACAGACGCACAGCTTGAGAAATGTAAAAGAATAGAAAGGATTGCTCGTGAGAAATATGGGCTTAAAGAACATATATTGAGTTATGAGTTATTAGAAGATAAGTATCAGATAAAATAAGGGAGGACAATATGGCGAATACAGCGGATACCACAAAAAACGGAAACTTCATTCAAGTTACCTATAGCGGTACTGGAGCTGATTGGGATTACAGCACTGATGGCGGATTTAAAGATGGGATGTGGGTTAAATCTATTACATTTCATCCGTCTGCCCAGGATGACCGTTTAATTATCAATGAGGGTAGCGTTGACGGTGCTTCTATCATGGATGTTAAATGCACAGGAGCTACGCCGCAAGACAAGGTAAAATACTTTCAGGGTGAGTTCGGTACATACATGAAGCCGTATATTGATTTGAGTGATTGTACTTTTGGTACGATAGCAAATGTTAAGATAGTTTTTGAATTGGCGTAACGATGGCGACCTATTATGTAGATGCTACTTCGGGCGATGATGCTAAAGATGGTTTAAGCGAAGCTAACGCTTGGAAGACTATATCCAAAGTAAACGGGGAGTCTTTTTCTGCCGGCGACTCTATACTTTTCAAGCGTGGTGAAATATGGCGGGAACAACTAACCGTCCCTTCGTCTGGCTCATCTGGTAGTCCGATTACTTTTGGAGCTTATGGGAGTGGTGAAGACCCGATTATTAGCGGGGCTGTTATAAGGAATCCGTCATCCGTTACAGTAGATTCATCTACAATCCATGCTGAAAAGGAATTGCATTTTGAGTCTGACTTATCTGAGTTTAATGCCACCGTAACAGACGGTGGAAAGATGTCATGGAATGCGAATGCCGCTATGGTTGGAACTAATGGTGGCATGCAGTGCGTTATGGATGGAGACGCTGACAGAAAATATGGTAGTGTTAATATATCTTGGACATCAGATACAATTAGAAGTAGATTTTATTTTGACCCCAATGGAATTTCAACAACAGATGCTGAGGATATTATTGATATAGCAACTCTTGCAACGGCAGGGGCATCACAACGAGGTGGTATTAAATTCAAGGTAACAAGCGGTGGGGCATATAGTCTTTGTGCATTAACGAAAAATGATAGTGCGGCACCACAGTCAACGAGTTATTATACAATTACAGACGCAATTCATTATGTTGAGTTTGAGGTGCAAAGGGCATCTTCGGATGTAGCGAGTGATGGACATTTAAAGTTGTGGATTGATGGCGATTTAAAGGAGACTATAGACAACCTTGATATTTATGATTTAGACCGTCCGACTTTATGGCGATTGGGGGCAGGATGTATTCCCGATGATGTACCGAGTGCAAACACAAGCGGAACTCTCTACTTTGATGAAGCACTGCTTAATTATGATGGGGACGAGTTTGGTGCATTTTCGGCAGTTAGCGATTTATATAGCGTGAATTTAGCAGCAGACCCAAATATAGTAGCAATAGATGGTGTATTTATTGAGGAAATCACATCAAAGCCTGGGGCATTAACTGCTGAACAATGGTATTGGGATAATACTAACAAGGAACTCTACTTAACTACTGACGGCACAGCTATAGAAAATGTAGTTGTTGAGACTTTTAGTGTTGCTAATTGTATTTATATAGATAATAAAAATTACATAGTTATAGATGGGATTCATCTTAAGGGGCCGTCACAGTATAATGGTATATATGGTAATCATGGTGGGGAGGCTTTGATTGTTCAAAATTGTACTTTTGAAAATTTTTATGGGAAAGGTATAGAATTTACTGGTGATGCGGATGATGATTTAAGCATCACTATAGGTTCTAATATTTTTAATGATGCTGGGCGGTTAAATCAAATAGAACTAAACCCTCATGCTGACGCTACGTCCTCTGCGATTATATCTAGTAATACGCATGGGTGTACGTTTTATGATGGTACGACAACAAAACTTCCTGCTTCGAGTGTAATGAAGGCTATGCAGTTGACTAATTTAGATGTTTTATCTGTACAGAATAATGCTATTGCATTTCCTAATGTTACAGGAGATACTTCTACTATTTTATCAACCGGATGTCCTAATCCCATTGTAGAATCAAACACTATAACAGGCGGCAATCATGGCATAGTTATTCACAACGCTACATCTGGTGGGGTTGTTAGGTATAATAAGATTATATCATCTTATGATGATGGTATTTGGGTATATGGGACATCTACTGGAACACAAATATATTATAATATAGTTGATGGTTCTATAGATGATGGAATAGATATAGATTCTGCTCCAAATTGTAAAATTTATAATAATACTATTATTAACTGTGTTGACACAGGGATAGTTATCAGGGATTCTTCGATAGGGGTTACGGTTAAAAATAATATTTGTTATGAGAACGGGCAACCTGGAACACCCACAACTGGTGATGAAGGTGGGCATGAAATTTTAGTAACGGCTGACGCACAGACGGGTTTTACTGCTGATAATAATTGCTACTATCATACAACGGCGAAGGTTACAGGCAACCCATTTAATTGGGGGGGTGTATCATATAATTTTTCTGATTGGAAAACGCAAACCAGTCAAGACGCAAATTCTATAAATTCCGACTCACTCATGACTGACCCTGCTAATGGGGATTTTACTCTTCAGGTCGGCTCGCCTTGTGTTAACGCAGGGACAGATGTAGGGTTAACAGAGGATTATGCGGGTAATCCTGTAGACGCAAACCCAGATATTGGTGCGTATGAATATCAGGACATTGATTCTCCTGGGAGTGCAAGTCTTGGTATGAATTTAGATTTGGATTAGTAATATTATAGGAGTAAAAATGGGAAGCACTAAAGCGTTATTTATAGGTTCGTTGCTTTTGGTCGCTGGGTTTATATTTACTACATTTTATGCTCAAGCACCATATAATTCATTTGCTACAGCGGTTGTCGGGCTTTTTGTGGCTTTTATAACAAAACGTCTGGTTCAAAAACACAAGAGGTTCAACGGAGATGTTTAGGACACACGCACCGAGAAAAATAAGTAACCTTGACGAGGACTGGACTGCCTGTGCCCTTGAGGGCAATAGGTATTATCCAAAGAGCATGATGGTTAAGCATAACGGTCTTTGGTATTGCAAGGACTGTTTTCACTTCAGGTTTTCTAGGGAACTTAGAGAGGAACTTCCCGTAGAATACGATGAATTAGAGGAAGTAGAATGAGGAAATTAAAGCTTCAGGTTCATGGTGAAAGGGTTTATATTTTTCTGCGTCCCAAAGAGGATTCGACTGGGACAAAGAAATGTGAGGCTTGTAACGGCACGGGGGAAATAGGTATTAAGACATGTTCTAGGTGTGGTGGAAAAGGCGTTGTGCCGGCGGTCGTATTATCTGAAAACGCCAATCAAAAGTTCCGTATCGGGAAAATAATAGCTGTAGGTGAAAAAGTAAAAGAGCATGATGTGTATCATGTAGGTGATACCGTAGGGATTAATGTTTATGCTGGTGTATACCTTGAAGCCCCTGCTTATGGTTTAAGGGATGAGCGGCACAAGGTGGTGATGGAAGAAGAAATATTAGGGCATGTAACAATAGAGGAGGATTAAATTGGGAGATAGAGATTTAAGCACGTTTAAAGTTAACGTGAAATTAGCACTTGGTAATAGAGATGACGTGGATAATCATCTTGGTAATTGGATAAACTCTGCTTATCGGACATTGACCTCAAAAAATTATTCTCCGATTCTGGGGCGTAAGTTTATATTTCCAAACCTTGAAAATGAAGATAGTCAGGATACGGCTGTTGGTGTTGCCTATGTAGATAAGCCTTCTGATTGTTTGTTTGTACAGACTATAGATGACACCACGACAGACAAAAAGCTCAGAAATATAAGCTGGATGGATTATATTAAAAAAACTGGGCGGGCTAGTTCAAGCACAAGGACAAACCCGAGATACTGGGTAACTAGGGGTGATTATATTTATTTATTCCCTACGCCGGACGGCACTTATTCGTTAAAGATTTACTATAGAAAACGCCCGACAGTTCTATCTGGTGATGACGCCGTTACGGATATAGGGGCTGAATGGGATGATATTTTAGAAAACTTAGCAATATATCAGTCTTATATGCGGTTAGGTGAGCCTGATAAAGCAAAAGCATATTACGAGTTTTACATGAATTTGGTCAGCGACCTCTTGGGTGTATATGAAAGAGAAGACCTGGATAGGGAAAGCAGGCGGATACCGCACCCAGGATATTATGATTATAATAGTTGGGAATAAACATGCGTTTAAATTTTTATGAACAGATATCCGAAACGATACACAGAAATGAAAAACTTGGTAAATGGTATGATTCTTTGGCGAATCCCACAGAGGTCTTGGTTGCTATGAGAACTGTGAGGTATATTATGGATAACTTCCCACAAACTCGCCAGGAGTTATTAGGGACAAAAATTTATGAATCAGAAGGTAAGATAAGGAGGGCATAATTATGGGCATTACGAACAGCGGAAGGGCTGAAATAACCAATCTTTTGGGTAATGTTGATTCGCCGACTGAATTTACATATCTTGAGCTAGGGGATGACAATACGGCTTTTGCGGCAACGCAGACTGCTTTGATTAGTGCTATTACTGGGAATGGCTTAGCACGAGCATCGGCTACTGTTACTCAAGAAGAGACAACGGTATCTAATGATACTTTACAGCTTACTCATCAATGGACTGTAACTGGTTCTGAAACCGTTAAAGAGATTGGTATATTTAAC